ATGTATTACCGCTTTCTATTCTTTCTATTAATCTAGTTATTATTGCCTCTTCTTGCAATTCATTTTTCATAGGTTCACCACCTATTCGTTATCTATTCCTGTTAAATCTTTTAAACTTGGGTCATTTTCTTTTATTTCGTTAATCTTTTGCTTTGCGATTTCCTCTGTTTCATTATACACTTTCATTCTATATTCAACTTTACTTGTAATTCCTTTTGCTACTTCTCTTTCTAGTCTTTGTTGTGTAGATGTTTGATTTTCAAATCTTGAATTATCTATTGTGATTTCTATTTCGTTATCGCTTATTTTAATTCCTTCTAAAAAGCAAACTGATTTTACTAAATCTATTATAACATCTTTAATTATTGTACTATAATTTTCTTTTGTTCTAAAAGCATCATCATCTTGGCTTAATATCTCTGTTGCAGTTGCTTTACCTTTGCCATCAAAACTATAATAATCTTGTCCTAATCCTATATCACTAGCAAACCAGTTTAATTCTGCATTAATACTTTCAATGTGTTCTTTATAACGAATATCAAAACTTATGTCTTTAACAGGTTGGTCTTTCATTCCGTTCATTGCTACATAAGTTCTATCGTTTCTATCAAAGAATAATTGTTGTGATATTGTGCCATCATCATTAACTTGTGGTGTTGTTTTTAATGCAGTTTTATCTACAAGTATTCTTCTTTTACCATCTATAAACTCTAAATCAAAACTATCATACTTGTTATCTATTGCTTTTAATTTATCAATAGAGTTAGCATAGATGCTTATACCCATTGGGCATTTTAAATCAATATTGTTTGCAAGTGGTGGCTTAATAATTTGAAAGTGTGGTGTATCAGTTTCATATTCTACATATTGCTCTACACTTGGGAACTTAATACCAAACTCAACTTCTTTTCCTAGTTCATCACTTGATTTTGATTTGTAAAGTTCATTATATTTAACATATTTTCTTTTTAATGTGTCATCTTCTTTTGTTATTTTAAACTCATTGTATATTAGATGTGTGTAATATACTGGTTTGTTTTTTTCAACTTCTTGCCATTGGTTAAATGTCACAAACCCTGTAATATTAAAGTTGTCATAAGCATAAGGAACTATTAGAGATGCATCATTGATATATTCTATTCTTGTATTTCCTAATTCATCTTTATACTCTACCATTGCAGTTGTACCTAATGCACAAGCAACTTCTATCATTTGTGGGAACATTATTGTAAAGTTATTTTGCTTACTATCTAATATTTCCCATAGTTTTTTTGTTTTCTTTTCACTGCCTAATTTAATATCACATTTATTGTTCCAAAGTAATCGTTGTATATCTACACAACCATTCTTTGCCATTGACATTGTTTTCTTTTCTACGCCAACTGTTGAACCATCGGCTATTTTTATATTATAAAAGTGAAAGTCCTCTACATTGCCTTTATACCAACTATTCCATACATCTATTAAATCATAATAGTCAATGTTTATTATATTTACACCTTTTTTTGCTAATTGTTTTTTTAAATCGCTATATATTGCCATTTTACCCTCCTAAAAAACTAATCCTAATTTTTGTAAATTATCTTTAACCCAATATTGGAAGTCATCACAACTATGTTCTGCATAATAATACGAATAATCATTTGTGTATGTATTATAATATGTTTCTTCTTTTAGTTCCTTTTCTTTCTTATCAGGTTCAGGTTTCCCCTTTTCTACACTATCTTTTAACCACATATAATTTTTTAATTCTTTAATGTGTATCCAATTGTTCACATTGTTTAGTATAACATATTTCCCCGTGTCTATAAAGTCTTGCGAATATTCTATCAATTCTTCTTTGTCTTTGCCTTTATTAACTGGGTTTAAGTCTATTCCAAACATAGCATAATATTGGTTTCTTAATGCCCCCTCTGCACTATCTATCGTTTCATTATCTACAATTGTTTTATACTTCATACATATTGCTTTTCTAAACTCAAATAAATCTTGTGCCAATTCACTAGGTGCTTTCTTTCTTGATTTTTCGTGTGGTGAATAGTAATAAGTATCTAGTCTATACCATCGCCCATCACTACCATAACCATAAGCACCACAACTTGTTGCACTCGTTTGGTGTCCACAGTCTATTGAAAAATCTACATATAATATTCTTATGTTGTTCTTTTCAATATAATTTGCATCTTCAATAATAAATAAATCAGGATTATATATTAACCCCTCTATTCCTATTACTTTACCTAAATAAATCCATTCATATCTTTTTGGGTCATATTGCTTTAATCTTTCAGCTTCTTTTATAAATGCTTTACCTAACCATTTTTCAGGTACAGTTCTATAATCACTATGATGAATTAACACATCATCTCTTTTAGCCATTTCATCAACCCATAAGTTAATCCAATGAAATCTATTTCTTGGTGGGTTAAATGAATACATTGTTGTAAACCAGTCATCATTGCCTCTTGAAAATGTCGCTATTATTTGGTCTATTTGGTCTTGACTATCAAACTCTGTTGGCTCTTCAAACCATACCATTTTAATAGGTGCATCTTCATCTATAAAACCTTTAACTTTTTCGTAATCATCGCCACCTGCAAAATATATGTTATTTCCCGTTTGATTTATATGTACTTGAAATGGGCTTACAGTTGCCAAATAATCAACACCCTCAAATAAGCCTAATCTTCTAAATGCTCTCTTTATTTCTTTAAATACACTATTTCTTATTGTATTTTGGTATCGCTTAATTACTATTGCATTACAACTCTCATATTCAAGATTAAACTCATCAACCTTTATCGCTAACATACTTGTCTTTGTACTACCTCTACCGCCTTTATAGATTTGATGTGCTTTTTTGCTATTGAATGTATTATAAAAGTGTGGTGCAATTATATCTTTAATATCAATTGTTTGGTTCATCGTTATCATCTCTTGGTAATGAATTAACAATTACTATCTTTGTCTTTTCATCATTAACTTTGTTCTTTTGCAGTTCAATCCATTTTAATTCTTTGTCTAGTATTATTCCATAAGCAGTTGCTAAATCTTTTATGTTCGTAAACATATCTATATTTTCACTTTTTTTCTCAATAGCAGTCAATATCTTTTCAAGTATTCTTTTCTTAGTATCGTGTTGTTCTTGCATATAATCTAATGTTGATTGTGTGTTCTCTTGTTTTTTTTTCTCGCTTTTTCTCGCTATGTCTTGGTAATCTTCATCTTTAATAATTCTTCTAACAGTGCTTTCGTTTACATTATTCATTCTAGCAGTTTCACAAGCATTTTGCGTGTTTATATAATCGGCAACAATTTTTTTCTTCTGCTCATCAGTTAATTTAGCCAATTATATCATCTCCTTTAAATAAAACAATAAATCAGTCTTGCTATTATATTCCTTTGTAATATCATCTATTTTTACTAAATATGATTTATATATTTTAGTATCTTTGTAATTCCTTTTTTCCATATAGAATATCTTATGGTTTTGTGATAATTTAATAAGTAGCATATTTATCATTCTATCTATATTCATTTTCTCTTTTTACTTATAGCAATTGCTTGTCCTTGCTTAACTGCTTTCTTTCGTGATTTATACACTTTTCCTGTTTTCCCATATTTGTATCCACCTTTTACTTTTCTAACAGGCATATATATCACCTCTTATTTATTATAACACATTTTTTTAATTTGTCTAATCACACAAAGAACCATAAATCTACATAAGTTATATCATCGTTTAGATATTCCCATAACTTATCTCTTTTCCATTCTTCAAACTTTAATGAATATATTTCATCTTTAATTTCTCTTATACTTTTTATCACATTATTATTTCCACCAAAAACAGAAAAAGAGAGCATAATATCCTCATAGTGTTTTTTAATTTTAACTATCGGTACTAAACTCTCTTTGTAATTCCAGTCTCTGTTTACTTTTGTTTTTTCATTCACATCCATCAGCAACCTCTTCTATTTCTATTTCTAAATAATCTCTATCATCTTTTATTGCTTTGTAATTTATCTCGTTGATGTGGTTTATATTGTCATTTTCTAATATTCCTAATTGTTGCATACAATCTAATACACTTTTTAATGACTTATTATCTAAATCATTGTGTGCGTTTTTTATATGCCACCTACAATTGATTTTAACGGGGTATTTTTCAATCTTTTTCATATTATTGATAAAATATGCTATATCTTGCATTTCTCTTTTCTTGTGTGCATTTGCCCCATATTTGTTGCCCCTGCATTGTTTTATTATATCGTTCCAATTGTCTAATTTTAGGTCTATTTTTCTCATACTTAAAATATATCATATATTCAATTATTTGTCAAAGAAAAAAGAACCACTTTTAGTTCCTCTTTCCTTTTTCTTCTATTGGAGTAGAATAAGTGAATAAGGCAATACTCGTTTAATAGGGGGAATGATTTTTTTCCTATATGGAGATGATACATCATTGAGTATTGCCAAGTGTCTTATAGACACCATTGAATAGACAACACTTGCATCTATTCAATAATATCTACAATTTGGTTGCCTCATTGGGATTTGCACCCAAGATTATAGGTTATGAGCCTATCGTGATAACTCCTTCACTATAAGGCGATATGTCTTTTCATATATTCAGGTTTTATTATTTTTCTATGCTTTTTATTTCTATCTTCACTATGCCTACCCTCAAATTGTCTTAATAGATACTCTATTACTTCTCTTTGCTCTCTTGTTGGCTCTTCTCTTTGTGCATTTATTATTCTAAACATATTATTTAGTGCTATATAAGTTTCTATTTCCTTGCACTCAATTAAGTGTAAATATTCGTGTGATAATGGTATTAATAATGCTCCATTGTTTATGTTATATTTGCCGTTATCTTCTCTCTTTACAATATGATGAAATGTTAAACTCTTTTTCCTATTTATTGCATAGTTCATCCAGTCTAGGTTGCTATATGGTACATAGATTTTTAACATTTTAGCAGTTATTCTTAACATATTGCCTCACTTATAAGCACTATACTAATGATATAAAGGTTGTTGCATACCTCATATACGGAATACTTGATAGTTGTCTATCTTGCACTTTTTATATATCATCAGTACACTACCTATAAAATAGATAGCATTATTCACATTTTTGATACTAGCACTTTTTATAAGCACTGCACTAATGATATAACGGTATATAGAGTTTTATTTTCAGTTGTAGGATTACTCTATAACCTATCAACCTACTTGCAATATTCATATAAAAGGCAAAATCCCACGCGGGTAAATAAAGCTCATTCACACGAATAGACCAGACTTATATCATCAGTACACTACCTATAAGATAGTGCAGATAGTAGGTACCAATTACTATCTATGGTATCCAAAATGCCCATACTCTACGGACATAGTGCCTTTATAAGCACCTTTGAATAGATATAAAGTTACTATTTACTTAATTAAGTCACCAATTATTTGTAACCAACTACTCTATAAAGAGAAGTGTCATAAGTCTAGTTGTATCTACTCAAAGCAACTTACAAAATGTAAATTGCTCAACTTAACAATGTGATTTCTCACAATTATTATTATACTACTATTTTTATTTTTTTGCAAATACTAATCAAGATAGTTTCTTTTTATTAATTTTATAAAATCTTCTCTTGTATGTGTCTTTTCATATTTTTGTTGGCTTTTTGTTTTATATATTATCATTTTTTCTTCATTGTTTTGTATTTTTCTATGACACTTTCTACATATAGGAATACAAAATCCATTCTTCATAGATATTTGTTTTTTTGCTCCTGCATATATTTCGTGCATATCATCTTTCTTTCTTATCTTACATACATAACACTTATTAAGATTATTTGTTAATATTGAATATCTATTTTCTTCAAGTTTCTTTTGTTTACTTGTTGACTTTTTCATTGGCTCATATTCTTTATACTCTTTATCATTACAAGAATAACACATATTATCATTTAAGGGGCATTGTATTTTTTTGATAACACAATATTTATATACAATACCCTTTTTATGTCTAATTCTTAAATATTTGCATTTGTTATTCATCTTTCATCTTTACTATTATGTATATTACTATTATTAGTACAAATATTATAGCATAAATCCATATAGGACTTAATACCCAAACCCAAGACCAATCAATTACACTACATAGTTTTAAAGCAATAAATAACAATGTTAATAAACCTATAAATCCTATTTTCATATTTCCTCCTATTCACAATTACTATATTCTTTATCGTATTGATTTAATAATACTCTTAATTGTAATTTTGCTACATTTAATGCTTCTTGATTTGCATTGTATAATATTTCTGCACTATCTCTTTCAAATCTTAATCTTGCTATATCAGGATAACCATAAATAACTAATTGTATTAATGTTACAGGCATACCACCATCTTTTAATTCTAATGCTTTTTTGTTAACTGCTATCTTATAATCCCTTTCAGCCTCAGCAAATCTTTTTCCTGTCTTTTTTAAACTGCTTACATTTGTGTCTACTCTTTTTTGTTGTTGTTTAATTTCTTCTAATATGTCCATATTCTCTCCTAATAAAACGGCAAATCGTTCTCATCGAACTCTACATTTTTACCTGCATCCCAATTATCTACACTTTTTTGTTGTTGCACTTCGTTTTCCACTTTCTCAAAATCATTGATAAATATGTATAGCATTGTTCGTTTTTCTATTTTAAAAAAGTCTAACCAAGCACTTTTTATTTTAATCTTTGTTCTATCATTAAGTTCAATGTCTTTTCTAAATCTTACAGGAATATAACCATTTTCGTATGTTCCATCTTCTTTTTTCTTGCTTATTCCTATTGAGTAAGATACTTTATTATCTTTTTCATTTTTAAAAACTAAATGTTCATTTTTACTTATAATATCCATTATTTCACCTCCAATAATTTTATAGCATCTTCTTTTTGTTTATAAGTCATTTGACTATCGTTTGTTGTTTTATAATATTCATAAAACTTTTCTCTATCAAACTTATCATCTTTATCTTCTTTTGTTTCAATAAGTTTTTTTAATTTTGTATCTATGCTAACAAGTTCTTTTTCTTTTTCTTTTGTTAATTGACTAAATCTTATATTGTTTTTATTATCTCTTATGATTAAATCTTGTATATTTCTATTTTCATCATAATCAATTATTTCTACCCAAAATCTTGTTTTTGTTTCATATTTGTCTTTGCTATTTTTGTAAAACTCTTCTACTTCTTGTTGCTTACCATCAACTAATATTCTATACTTAATGTCTTTTCTTGGTGTTATAAATATACTAGGTGCAGTATAGAGTTCCCTACCTATTCCCCAGTTAAAACAAGACCTTTTAAAACTATCACTTGCTAAACCTTTTTCGGCTTCGCTAAAACTTTCAGTTCCTGTGTCTTCCTTTGATACCCAATCTTTTTTATCTTCATCATATATTGATACTATACAATTTGCATTATCTCTTAAATATGATTTTTTCCAATTCATACACCCAACTGTTTCATCAAGTATATTCATATCTACTCTTGCATCTTTGTATAATAACAAAGTGCAATAATTACTTGCTATTTGTGATACTCGGCAGTCTATTTCTTCTGCTTTTAATGTTCTAAATTCCATTTTCTACTCCTCCAATATATATTCTGCGTAATATGATGTGTCGTTGTTTACATCTTTAAATGCTCTCTCTCGTGTTCTAATATTCATTCCTCTTTTTCTTAAATTGAATATTATAGCACTTAATCTTGTTACTCTATAAAGTTGTATTGCATCCCAACTTGTTATAGATTTTTTTGTTTTTAAGTGTTCTATAACTTTTTGTGTCTTATTCATTTTATCTACCTCCTTACAATATAATTATATAACATTTTTTTATAAAAGTAAATAATTATTTTACTTTTTTATATCTCTTTTTAAATTATCAATAATTCTATCTTTCTCATACAAATAGTTCATTCTTTTACACCAATAGCATAATACTTTTGGGTGTTTATCATTTAAGTAAATAATATGCCCACATTTACATTTATGTTTAAATCTAGACATATTTTCAACATACTTTTCGACATTTGTTTTATACTTTTTCATTATTCGCATCCTTATCTAGTATTTCTAAAATATCATTTAATACTTCGCTTTTAAAGATTCTCTTTCCATTTTTAAAATAAAGTTCAAACTCATATTTTTCTATATATTTTCTTACTTCTTTTATGATAGAGTGTAGTCTTTTGTTTTCTTGTTCTTTTTTATCACATAATTTTGCTTTTTTAACTTGATTTTCGTAATCTTCTAATCGTTCATAATATATAAAATTACCCACTATTTATCACTTCCTTGTAATATATCTTTAACAGGTTTTAAGTATCTTTCTCTAACAGAATACCAGCATACAGGTACATCATCATTAGGTTTACTATCTTTTAAAATATTAATGCTATCTGTCAAATGTTCTATTGCTTTATCTATTCTTTGTTCTAATTCTAAATAATCTTTAAATAATACATAATCTTCGCCTTTTATATTTTCTATATGGTGTCCATACCAAGTTTTACTCACTCTTTATCACTTCCTTGTAAGATATTTAAAATTTCTTTAATAATATCTTCTAAATCGTTCCATCTTAAATTATATTCCTTATTTTTTACTTGAACATATTCATTGTATAATAAGTCTTTTATGTCTAATAAGGATTTGTGCTCCTGCATATATGCCATTAATAACGTCTGTACATCAATACAATGCCTTTTAGCATTTGAAACTGGTGTCTCTATCAACTCATAGTCATATTTGCCATAAAATACTGCAGTATAATAATCTGTATCATTTTTTAGTCTTTGAATTGACTTATCTACTTCTTTTATAAATTCATTATAATCTGCAAATATTATTTTATACATTTTTATCAAACCACTCCTTCCATATATTTAGGTCCAATTTCTCCCCATATTCTTAAATCGGTTCTTTTTACAAAGAACATCACAGTATATTTAATATTAGGCAGTTTAGACTTATCAAACAATTCCATTTCTATATCTGATTCATATTTTAAAAATAGATTTCTATATGATTCATAAAGTCCTTTCTCTATGTATAATACATAATCACTAAACTTCTTTTTATCAGAACTTTTCATCTTTTTCACACATTTTAAAAAATTTTTAATTTGAATAATTGTTCTACCATTACTTCTTCCACCTACATTAAGTATATTATTCATATTTATCAAGTTACTCCTTCCTAAATGTAATTGTAAAGTTCATACCCTGATGTTCATTGCTACAATATATAACAACATTTTTCATTG